TGCCATGTTTAACTCCTAACTTAAACCATATAATTTGATAATTGCGTTATCAATATTACCAGTACTCATATAAAATCTTATCCCTGTTACAGCATTTCCTGTGTTCAAGTATCTACTCGCAAATACACCATGAACTACTCTACCAGCATCATCAACTTGTGCATAATCTCCATGAAGTATTGTATCAAAAGTTGTATTAGCTGGATTAATTAAATAGAAGTTTGCAGTGAAACTTTCATCAGTTTCTGCACCACCTACATTTTGAGTGCTAAAAGCGTCCATATATGAATCAGCACTATCGCCATGACTTAATTCAGTTGTTCTGTCATTTCTAAAACCAATCATTGAAACTCTATAATTACTTCCTGTATCAACAGCTTGTGAACCCCCTGACCCTGTGAAAAATCTTATTCTTGGAGTTGCATCACTAGCTGGGTGTAAATTAATTATTGAAATAAGATACTTAGTATAAGTGCTATCTATTCCTGATGTAATATCAATTTCTGAAACTCCACTACTTGTTGTTGATGTTGAAATTAAATTCAAACCACCAGCAGAACTAAAAGATAAATTACCTGAACCATCTGTGACTAATGCTTTTCCTGATGATGGTGCAGTAGATGGAAATGTTAAAGTATATGATTGACCAGCAGAGTGTGGTGGAGATTTTAATTTAATACCATGTGAATTAACTCTACAATTTAATTGTAAAGTTCCATCTGTTGTATTATCGCCTTTTATTTGCAACCCAGCCGCAGATGAAGTTGAAACAAAGTTTGCTTTTGCATCTGTAACTGAAGAATCACTTGGTATTCCTATATCTAAAACATTACCAAGTAACATTATAAAATCTATAACATCGCCTGTTGCTAGGTTTGATGCGAAAGTTATTGTTGAACCTGAAATAGTAAATGATGAGTTTGGTTTTTGTAAAATACCATTTAAAGATACCAGCATGTGATTTGCAGATTCAGGTGTAACATTTACTGATGAAACTTGCATAGTATAAGATGCTTGACCATTGACTACACTTATAGCATCACAAACTTGAAAGTTTCCTACAATTGGTTCTTTTCCTATATACATAAAATATCCTTAATCGTTTGCACCATACAATTTCAGAACACCAGCATCGAGATTACCTGAGGACATCTTAATTCTTAATCCTGTTAATGCTGTTGTTGATTGTACCATTCCTATTGTATGAACAAAATATCCTTTTTCATTAGTACCTATTCCTGTTTTTTCAGCCATAATTAATTTATAAAAAGTTGTTGATCTTGGATTCTTAAATGAAATACTTAAATTTACATGCTCAACTGCCGCATTTCCGATTGAGCTTCTAGTCAAATTTATGTAATCTTGTCCAGCATCATAAGCAATAGATGCAGTAGAAGAATTTGTATGTGTTTGGGTACTTGCAAATTCATAATCTGATGCACCATTAAGAAGACCGGATGAATTTTTAACTTGAAGATGAATTGAAGTTGCATCTGTACCTACATCAATTCCAGTAGCAACTAATAAATAATTTTTATAAGTGTCTGTAAATACATCGTCCATATCAACATAAGTTGAACCACCACTTATTGTTGCTGAACTTAACAATGTGTATCTTCCACCACCTTTAATATATGAATAATCCATTCTTTTAAGTGTTCCAGCATCAGAAATTAAAAATTCGTCTGTGTCTGCTGGTTCTGCACCTAAAGCTGAAAAACCTGAAATAGCAGTATCGCCAATATGTGTATTATTAATTATATCTGAAGCAATATCAGAACTTGTTAAAGGTGCTGGTGTGGGAGTTTTGCCAATAAAAGCCATTTGTTACTCCTATGTTATTTCTAATATTGATAGTGTAGCATCTATTTTAGCTGAAACTGAACAATCAATTTTAATAATATCAGTTGCTTGAATTACATATTTACCACCTGTTAAAACTTCAAGTGAACTTCCAGCTGGTATAGATACATCTTTAATTACAAATACATTTGAGTTTGTTTCTGTATCTGAAGTGTCTGATTCAATTTTTACTGATGCTGTAACTGATGCTGTGTGAACATTACAAAGTGTTAAGCCAATGACTACGCAAGTTGTAGATGATGGGCAAGTGTAAAGTGTAAGTGGTGTTCCAGCAGAAGATGGCATCGCATCATTCGTTTTTACCTTAAAAGTATTTGCCATTCTATTCTCCTTATCCTAATGCTATTGCTAATGGTAAAGCATTTGGGTCTGTTTCAGATATTGTTCCTGTAACTGACATTGTGCTTGTTACTACATTAGTTGTTGTATTAATTTGAAATAACTCTACATCATCAGAGCCATCAAATATTTTTACTTTAAGCACATTTGTTGTAGCATCATCCACAAAAATACTTCCAGCGACAGCAGATGATGGTCTTGAATTTCCTTTGTGTGTTGAGTTTAATGCTCCAATAATATTATTTAACTCTGTTCTAAAAGAAGCAAATCCTTGATTGCCTAAAACTACATCTGATACTTGACTCATATATTCCTTTTATTTTATTTTTATTAAGATTTCAAGCCATGTCCTACAACTTGATAATCAAATGTTCTGCTTATTCCAACATTACTACTATTATAAAACCTTATTGTAAAGGCAGTTTTTGATTTACTTGTTATTTGGTAGTAATCTCCTGTTTGTAATCCTTGTGCTGAAATACCTATACTTGGAGTTGCGAAAAACGAATTGACAAAATTAATTGTTGTTCCTGAAGCATCTGAAACCACATCTTGTCCAGCTTCAGTTCTTTTTTCCATATTTACTTTAGTTTGTAAAGTATGAACTTTTGCTCTGACCTTATTATCATCGCTTGTAATCTTACATCTAAATTTAAAAAATTTTCCTTTAATTGTGCTTTGTTGTGCTATTTTTTGAAAGCTTGTAATATTTGATAAACTTGTATTGTCAAATCCAACCTGTACTTCTGCTCCACATTGTATTTCAGGAGAACCATCAAAAGGTGCTTTAGCATCTTCAAACAATGAAGCACCTCTGCCTGAATCAAATAAATCGTACTCATCTTCTGAACTCATACCAATAACAGCACCTAAATTAGTGTCATATATTTGATCTAATGAAAGAGTATTACTAAATGTGTAAAAACCTGATGATTGAATATTGCCACCAAAATTTGTAGGATTTGATGTAGAGTCTGTGCCACCTAAATCAAAAAAACCCTCTGCCGAATCAAAATTACCAATAAGGCTATCAACCTGTGTAATAGTATCTAATATCAATACTTTTCTTCCAGCATTGTCCTCTGATAATGCAACACTACTATCTCTTGTTCCTAAAAAATCTGCCATTATTCTGTCAAAGTTAAAACATTAGTAAAATTTTGTAAGCCTGAAATGTTTGTTGATACAATAGAAGCTTCTGCGCTTGAATTTCCCAATTTGTCAACAGCTTTTATACAATAACTACCAATTTGTGCATTAACAACTAAACTATTTGATTTTCTTCTTACTACTTTTGCAATTGGAGTGCTTTCATTCCATGTAGCACCACTTGTAACATTTTGAAATCTTACTTCGTACCAAGATATATCTAAATCTTGAACAGGTGTCCAAGATAACTCCATTTGATTTGAGCCAACCATAGATACTGACAAATCATCTACATCGCTTGGTATATCTGTTGCACCAACAATTTTTCTTGAAGCAGAAGTATAACTTGAAGCCACCCCAAAACTATTGATTGCTTTTACCCTTACATCGTAAGTAATATCATCAACAACATTTATAAATTCATGGTTAAGCTGAGTACCACTAGATATAATTTTAAAATCTGACTCAGTAGATTTTTTAGCTTCTACTTGATAATATTGAACAAATTGATCTGTACTTGCACCCACTAAAATATTAAGTCTTGTTAGAACCACTCCATCTGCATATTCAATAAGTTCATCAGTAAGTGTAACTGAGGATGGTGCTTGTATAGAAAATGGATTTGGTAAAGTAGTTGATGGTGTACTTGCCACTTGTTGTTTTGTAGCAAAAGTATAATGAGATGCTTGATACTCTACTAATTGTAAATTAATTGTATAATCTTCATTAAATGTCATTGATAGCACTCTAAAAGATTTATTTGTAAATCCAAGCGATGATAAACTTACATTAACAATATCTCCTATATGTAATTCATAAGCTTTAAATCCACAATTTATTGTAAGTCCTAATGCTTCTCTACTTCTTCTTAAAATTATTTCAGCCATTTCTTCAGCCTGATATGTTGAAGTAATAGTTCTAAAATCAAATCTACCCTCTAATAAAAAACCACCATCTGCTGTTTTCATAGTTGCGTGTTGATCTGCA